CCGTGAATTATGGCGATTATCTGTATTACGATGGTGTAGCTTGGGTGGCAGGTGATAATAAAATCTCATTGGGCGGATATGCAGGACAAAGCAGTCAGGGAAATAATGCTACGGCTCTAGGATACTTTGCCGGAACAACCAATCAGGGAGAAGAGTCCGTCGCAATCGGCCATAATGCTGGTAATAACGCACAAGAACCCAATACGATTATCCTGAATGCTACTGGTCTTTCCGTGAATGGTGTTGCGGCACAACCAAATTCTTTCTATGTTGCTCCTGTCCGAGATTATGCAAATGCCAATACGTTCAGTCCAGTGGGGTACAATCCTACGACAAACGAAGTTGGGTATGCTGCTCCTCGATGCGGAATTCATACTTGTACGGCTAGTACGACGCAAACGATTACGATTACAGGTTTGACAACATCCGGAGTTGTAGGACTGACTTTAGTTAATCCTGATGGTGCTGGAGCAGGACAGTATATTCATTCTGTTACACCTACGGCGGATACATTGACAGTAGAATTACACCAGGCTGCAGCCATAACAGAATCAATTATTTGGATTGTAGGCAAACTATAATATAGTCTAGAGGTATAGTAATGAGTCTTTACCCTTCCGATCCAACTACAGGAATAGGTCCTACTGGAGCTACTGGGCCTTCTGGCGGACCACCCGGACCAGCGGGTGCGACTGGACCTACTGGACTTGGAATTACAGGTGCGACTGGACCTACTGGACTACCTGGAACAAATGGAGCGGCAGGTGCGACTGGTCCTACTGGAATGGACGGTGCGACTGGACCTACAGGAATTGGAGCAACAGGACCGGAAGGACCTACCGGACCAGCAGGTGCTTTAAATTTAACCGTTGATCCTGTTCTTATTGGCATTAGTCCAGGCGCTGGAAGTCCTGCCGCCGTTCCAGGATCTATTGCGATTGGCGTCCAAGCTGGGTACGCAGGACAATTAACACGTGCCATTGCGCTGGGATATAATGCTGGTCAAACAACTCAAGGAACAGGTGCAATTGCAATAGGAAATGGTACTGCTATAGATACTCAAGGCGATAATGCTATTGCGATTGGAACTGGTACTGCGAATGACAATCAGGAAGCTAGTGCAATTGCAATAGGAAATGCTTGTGGTTTAGTTTCACAGGGAATTAGTGCAGTTGCGATAGGAGATGGAGCAGCACAATCCAATCAATTAACACGAGCTATTGCTATAGGGTTTTCTGCTGGTAGAACAAGCCAAAGAGCTGATGCAATAGCAATAGGAACTGGGGCTGGATTTACTAATCAACAAGCAGGTGCAATTGCGATAGGAGAAAATGCTGGTGAAGACACACAAGGTGCAGGTGCAATTGCGATTGGTAGTGATAGTAGCGGTCACTCTTTACAAGGACAAGGTGCTGTTGCGATAGGATTTACTACTGGTATAAATTCACAGGGGATAAATTCTGTTGCGATCGGAACTAACTCCGGTCAAACAAATCAATTGGATCAAAGTGTTGCTATTGGATACCAGGCTGGTAGAACGAGCCAATTTAATGACGCAGTAGCAATCGGAACTGGCGCTGGATTTAATACGCAGGGTATTCGAGGCATTGCTATTGGTTATCAGGCTGCTAATCAATTACAGCTGACACGAGCGATTGCGGTTGGTTACCAAGCTGGTAATAGTTCGCAAGAAGCCGATGCAATCGCAATAGGAACTTCTGCTGGTACTACTTCACAAGCATTTGATTCCGTTGCTATAGGAGTTGGCGCTGGTCAAACGAATCAGCAAAACACATCCATTGCTATTGGCTATCAGGCTGGTCAAGATACACAACTTGATAGTTCAATTGCAATAGGACGTTGGGCTGGTCAAACTCTTCAAAAAAATAGTTCTATTGCTATTGGCGAAGAAGCCGGAAGGACGAGACAAGCTCTAGGATCTATTGCAATTGGGCTTCAAGCCGGAAATACTGACCAAAAATCAGAAACTGTTGCTATTGGATACCAAGCTGGTGTATCCAATCAACAAGCAAATGCAGTAGCAATAGGATCTAGTGCCGGGCAAATTACACAAGGATCAGGGTCGGTTGCGATAGGAACAAATGCTGGTAATGCCAATCAAGGAATGAATTGTGTTGCAATAGGACCTGGTGCTGCTTCAACTACACAAGGAGACGGATCGATTGCAATTGGTTATACATCTAGTACGTATGCAGGTGCAACAAACGCTATCTCGATTGGATTTTCTTCAGTATCCGGGCAAGATGGTGTTGCCATTGGATCTGATGCTACTCAAACAAACATAGAAGGTGTTGCGATTGGAAAGTCCTCTGCAACAAACCGAAAGGGTGTTGCAATTGGAAGTGCATCATCGAGTGGATTAAGTGGGGTTTCAATCGGAAATACCGCTGTATGTTTAGATGCTGCTGTTGCAATTGGATTAAATACAAGTGCCGGACTAAATGCTGTTGCGATCGGAAATGGCGCAGTTGGTACTACTGGTTCAATTGCTATTTGTGGAAATGGTGGAACAGTAACAGCATCAGCTCCGGGACTATATATCACTCCTATAAGACCTGATAATACACAAGCATTGGCACTTGCGTATAATCCAACGACAAAAGAAGTCGTAACAACAAATGCAATAACTCCATCGTCACTTACTTTAGATACACTTTCATTCACTTCATCATTCACTACAGGTGATACGCAAACCATAGCATTTCCATACAAACCAGATCCAAGATTTCCTACTTATCCATATGTTCCCTATGGCGCTACATATCAATATAACACTGCTCAAATCGCTGGTGGTACAAATGGTAATCTTTTTATTCCTTTTGCTTCAGCTACACCCTATTTTACTAACTATGGTAATGGTTCAACTCGTACAATAATTTTGCCTGAAGGAAATACTTTCCAAACTCTTGTACCAGGTATGTATCAAATAACAATCGCATTTTCGGATATTACTCTAGAATTACCAACATCTGTATATACCAATAGCGGTTTTACATTAGATTTCGGATATTATACAACTACTCCTTCTTTTGCTCCTATTCAGCGTGGTATAATGTTAGGTATGGCATATTATGCCGAGTTAAGTAATGATACTGTATATATCAATGCTCCGAGATGTGCAACTTTTCAAGTTTATTTACCTCCAATAACAGGACAAGGAAATGGAAATGGATATTGTTTTCGCACAAGTCCTATACCCTATGCAGCCAATGCCAAAACAGTAACTTTTGCACCAGGACTTATTACACTTCAATATCTAGGAACATCCACCAATGGAACTTAATTAATACATTTGAAAATGAATATTTGTATGAAACAATATGCCGTTGTATCCCAAACACCGATTATCCGGATGGTACTCCAAACACGTGGAACGGAAACCTGTAAAACCTCGTTCCTTGATTTCTGATATTCAGATGCCGGGATGGATATCAGAAGGGGCAGCTGAAAAGATCGCCCAAGCTGCCTATGCTGTTGTACCTCCGGATCAGATAGGACCATATCGGTTAGTTCGGAGTACGCCTACTTTGAAATTTTATCAGTCAGGGAATCAGGTTATCATCGGTGTGCGTGGAACAAAAGATGCTCGTGACGTTGCGTCATGGCCGTTAGTGGCTACAAGTAGCGTTCGTAGTGGCGCAAGGTTTCGTGAAGATGCCGAAATATTACAAGATTTCAAGAACGATAATGCTCTTGAAGACTTGGATTATTATGCTGTCGGTCATTCATTAGCCGGGTCGATAATCGATATAATGATTCGTAACGGAGATGTGATTGCCGGAATTTCGTTTAATCCTGCTATTCAGTTGAATGATCTCCACGCCCGGTTACCGAATAAACGAATTTACCATTACGATGATCCGCTGTATATGTTGATGGGTCGGCTTTCTACTGATCCGACAGTTGTGGTTGGCAAGAGTTCTTGGTGGCAGAGGGTTGTATCAACCATCCCGTATTATGGAACGTTGTATAAAGTGTATTCAAAACTTCAGGCACATAACTTGAGAAGCTTGACTTAAACACGCCTGTACCTCGCATTCGGTTGAGCATGTACTGGGTTTGCAACTCCAATAGGCATTTGACGACCATGCATAAGTCCGAGCCGTCGCCGTATCCGTGCCTCACGATCCGTTACAAGAGTGTGTGCTGCTGGAACAGCCATCGCAGTGCCTCCAAGCAATCCGCCAATCCCAGCACTTAATATACTAGGAAGTGCTTGGTTTGTTGCTGCATAAGTGATTACTCCGAATGGTATTCCCCCTCCGGCTGCTCCTGCTAATGTTTGTAGTCCTGCTCCGATCAATGCTGGAATTGGGAATCCTCGTTCCATTTATACTATTCGCCAGTATGAATTTTTAGGGCAATAAGTTGCTTTCGTGCCTGTTCGTAAGTGAGTGGATACGAGCTGTGGCGCTTCTTGGTCGCTGTGGTAATCACGTAGTATCCTGTGGGAACTTTCTGGATGGAGTACGGCATCCTATTAACATAACAGCTTGAAATTATACCGCTTACGAAGTTTCTCAATCTGTTCCGGGCTTGGAACTACCGAAACATTCTGCTTACGATATAATTGCTGATTGAACCATTCTAGATTACTTACCATATTATTGGACGGATCTCCATCAATATGGCGAACATCCGGAAGGCTATCAGGATTCGGAATGAAGGCTCGGGCGACTAGGCGGTGGATGCGATGCATCTTGTATCCCTCTTCATAGAGCATAACTTGTCCGTATTTAGAGTTCAAGATCTTCTCCATCCTGCGCTTCTTGGACTTGACACGGCCGAACGTACTGACTTCATAATTTGGCATTCCCTCAATTGGTTTCCAAGTTTCTACCATTATTTTATACCTCCATTTTTTGTTATGGAGTTGAAGCTGATCTCGACGATCGCCGTCAGGAGTTTGAGAGCGTACCGATGTTCGTGGGTATTCAGAGCGACAATCAGTTGATTGGCGAGTGAAGAAAGAAACTGAACATTCATTGATTTATTCAAACTTTACAGTAAATTTACCCCAACGAAGTATATATCTAGGAACTGCCGACATCCGGGATTTGTGAAGATGCGACTTCGTATGGGCTGCAATAGAATTGAGCTGAACGATGCGCCCACACTCGCATTCTACCTTTGGAATCTTGGGTTTTGGAGGCGAGTCCATTATAGGAACAGGATATTTTTAATGCTTGATTCTGCTGATGATAGTATAGGCTTCACGGGGCTTGGTGAAGTAATCAATATCCTCCGGAGCAATGTAATAGGATTTGACTTGATCGCCTTGCAGGTTGTAGAGCGTACGGGCATACGCAGGACGGAAATGCTTTTCCATATCGAATTCAGGATCAGTGATTTGAGAACGGATTTCTTGGGTTGTGAATTGATACTGATTATAGATGTTATAGTCCCGGAGCTTGTTCGTCGTACAAATCATTGGAACGTCTGGGTCGTCTAGCGTCTTGTTGAGATGGTTCAGCATATACTCATTATACTGATCTACTGTCTTGTTGCGATAAGCAAAGATGACTTCTGCATCTTCCGGATTCTTGGTGGAGTACTTCAGGATTTCTTGTTTCAGGTAATTGGAATCTTTGGAATTGATAAGGGAATCGTAGTACGTGGTAGTGAAGGAGTTGCGCCAGTTCGTATTCATTTGCGTTTGAGTATTGAAGAGCCAGTTCAGGAATGCAGGGGAGTTGAAGGTTGCGTGTTCGCCGTACGGAAGAAGTTGCTGGAAGTCGCCCAAGACTGTGAGTTTCTTACCCATCAGGAAACACTTGAATAGAATATCCCATTCGTATCTGGAAAGAATGCCACACTCTTCTACGATAAGATGATGCTCTTTGGGAATAGAGCGTCCCCAAGCATATGCCTGAATCACATCGGCATTCAGGTTATTGGTACGATGCTGGGTCAGGGCCGAATGTTTCGATGAGAGAATAATGTAGTTCGGATCTTGCGGAACAAGCGTATTCTGGATATAGTAAGACTTACCGTTTCCGGCATATCCGGTGATTAAGGTGTTGTCGTTTTTAAGAGTTTGTTTCATTGTGATGGTCGGTGGGTCATAGTCATAGATACAGGCTGTAGAAGGTTTGTAGGTATCAAACTTCCAGTCGTTGATTGATTTGCCAACCTTTATCGGAATAGACGTTGAGTAGAAGGTAATGGAATCGGTTTTGATTTGAACGATGTCTTCGTCTTTGAGATTGAGTTCAACCATTTTTTCGTAAAGAGTTTGGGAAGTTCGGTCCTTGATTTGAATAGCGATTGGGCGGCGGTTATACAGATGGCGTACATGCTCTTCTGTGTCTAACTGTAGATAATATTTGCCATATGGGATATGGTAATGATCAGGATGGCGGTCATCTTCATTCACTAGCGTGGCGTTTGATGACTGATGCTTGGTCGGTGACCGGGCGTACGAGCCAATAAGTTTATTGAGAATAGTCTTGAAGAGGTCGTTAGGAAGTTTGTCTTGAAGATCTTGGATAATCTCATTGTAGATGTTATCGTGCTTCTTGCAGTTAATACGTTCTTGGATCGTAAAAGAGAACTTGGATTTGCAGAACAGAAGATGTTGGCCGGAGTAAATGTCCTGCTTCGGCATCAGGATATTGGGAGTCTTGGGCGTTGCAATGTATAAAGCTGCTTCCTCAATGGCCGTTGGGTTATCTTGGATAGGGTACTGGCGGTAATCGGTAGTTAGGAGATAGGGAAGATTCAAGAATGCGTGGGAGTACGCCTTATTCTTATCGATCGTTGTAGTTGGTCGTCCATCCGGCTTGGCATTGTAGTAGAATGGAGTTTTTACGTGGTTAATTGGAAAGAAACTTGTATATGGCGAAGATTGAGATTGTGTGTAGATGGTTTCAATGCAGTCCATTGCGCTAATGAATCCCATATGAGGCGTGATCTTATCTTCAATACCAAATGCGGTCAGGAGTTCAAGACATTGTTCGTATTCAGGATTGTGGAAGTAATGCGTGGATTCATGGATGAAACTATTGACCTGATCCCGGTTCATTGAGATATTGGATGGAAGGATATGCTCGGTAATGAGTTCGTTGAACTTATCGGCTAAAGCTTCTTCAGATAAGTATTGCGATTTGATGTTTTGGTTGGTCTTGGTTTCCAAATATTTATTATCGATAGGATAGATGTGATTGCCATAATAGAGATAGATTAAGGCCTTGTATTTCTTGGAGAACACTTCAGGTTTATAAGTCGCAATCACTTCCTTATTGGTATTGTACGCAATCATCTTAATGTGGCGCTGCTTACAGAATTCCTTAAGTTCTTCAGGAGTAATACCATCTTCATTTCCTAGTTTAGCGATTGGATCTTTCTTCTGCTTGGAAATATCCGGATAAGCCTTGCGGAGATACGTCTTGACGCAGTTTTCCTCTGATGGTTCAACTTCAATCAGGTTACGAAAGATATTGACCGAAAGATTGAATGGTTGTGTATCCCGCATACGATTACGGGCATAATCAAATTCCCTCGTTTTACGCTTCTGCGTGATCTTGATAACCGTACCATCCGGAATAAGCGTCCAATTCTGTTGATTCAAGTATTCCGTAATACGCCGGGCGATTTCGCCCTGCAGATTATTGCCCTCATACTCAAATGGCTCGATAGTACGAAGAATGGTTTCTTCGCTGACACGGGCATTGAACTTGACACTGACCCGCATCTTGCCTCGTGGAATGATTCCTGAAATCCCACGCTTGATCGCTTCCTTGACCTCTGTCGAAATACGGGTCGCTTCCCGCTTCTCCTGCTTCTGCTTTTCCAAGAGAGGTAGCGTCTTCAGGACAGGGTTACGAGGAATGGAAGCGATGAGGGACTGCATTCTGGCGTAAGGAGCTTCAGCCGGAATCTCAATGCCATACTTTCCTGCAACGGCCTTGATGAGGCGACGGCGACGAGGAGGGTCTGGCATTCTTGTTTCTATGGGAGAAGATTTTTTGGGGGGCATCGCTTCTTGGTAGAATGAGGCGAGGTATGCTTAAATCTATTGATGGGGCATCGCCATCCGTTTTTAATCCTCCAAAACGGATTCTATAAAGTCAGGGCGACGTACCCTTCGACCACCCCACCATATCAAGTGGGGCGCTCAAAACCCGTCTTTTTGGGGAGGGGCGATAAGTTTGTGACCTAAACAGCTCTTGGCAGTACCACAGAAAATGTGGAGTGGTGGTGCTATGGGTTGTGCTTGGGATGTCAAGATTGATCTTCTAGAGTTTTGGAAACAGGTCAAACGTCTTGCGAAAAACGATCATACTCCGGTTCTGATGTTTTGTACTACAAAGTTTGGTGTAGAACTTATTAATTCTAATCCTGATTGGTTTCGTCACGATCTAGTATGGGATAAGGGATGTGGCGTATCATTCCTTTCGGCCAATAAGATGCCGATGCGGTCGCATGAGATGATTTATGTATTCTCGAAGAAGGGAGCGTACTATAAACGTAAAGATATTGAAGGTGACTTTCCGCAATGGAGTGTTGGAAAGAATGGTGTTCGCACTGGTAATCACGCAGATGCAGGATTGCCAAAACAGAATATACACGGAGGCAATGGAAAGCGATGTGCCTTATCGGTCATATCTATGAAGTCTGCTCGGTCTAATCAGAAAGGTGAAAAGAAGGAGCATAAACATCCAACCGAGAAAACCAAAGAACTTTACAAATGGCTTCTTGAACGTTATTGCCCTCCAGGAGGTACGATGCTTGATCCAACAGCAGGATCTTTCAATTCTGTCTTCACAGCCCAAGAGATGGGTATTCACGCCATTGGGATTGAAAAGGATGACAAATTCTTTTGGAAGGCTGTTGGAAAGGTGGCGACCCCCATTTAAATATTCTCTTCGCCCTAATAATAAATGAACCTAGACTGCCCGAAGTGTGAGTGCAATAGTTATATGGAGCATTACCCGGTGTTTGATCGGATTACTTGGTCGAAGAAATTCACGATCAAGTATTTCCAGTGTTATGGATGCTGGATGTTTATCAAGAAGACTTTCCGGCGGCGCCCTGACGGTTCAACTTATCTACCTGCTTTAGAATAATGAAAGTCTTATCGCTTTTTGATGGAATCTCCTGCCTCCGAGTTGCTCTCGGCAATCGTGAAATAGATTACACTGCTGCCGAGATAGATCCCAACGCCATCAAAATTTCCAAACAAAACTATCCGGATATCAAGCATATTGGAAGTGTTGTAGATGTACCCTACATTCCTGATCTAGATCTTTTGTGTGGCGGAAGTCCTTGTCAGGATCTATCAATATCAAAAAAAGATCGTAAGGGATTAGAAGGTGATCGGTCAGGCCTTTTTTGGGAATGGGTACGTGTTTGGAAACTCTGCAAACCCAAATGGTTTATTTTAGAAAATGTGAATTCTATGCCGAAGAAAGACCGGGATATCATTACGAAAGAACTTGGCGTAGAACCAATTATGATTGATGCTTCGCTTGTTTCAGCTCAATCAAGAAAGCGTTTGTTCTGGACCAATATCCCCGTTCAAGGGCTTCCTGAAGACCGGAAGATTCTCCTAAAAGACATTCTAGAGCCAGAAGCGCAAGTAGATGAACGTATGATGACAAAGGGTAAAGCATTTACTTTGACAGCTACATATTCCAAAGTATCTTCAAGCGAATCTCAAATCAAGAAACAGCGTACAATGGTGAAAGTAGGATATATTGGTACAGGAGAACAGTACGGTCAGGGCGGACAGGCGCATCGTGTCTATTCACCAGAAGGTAAACCTCCTACTCTTGGTTCATCCGGAGCAGGTCTTATCCGGATCGGTCATATTGGAAACTCAAACGGTCAAGCCAATCGAGTCTATGATCCTGAAGGCAAGTCGGTCACGCTCTCGGCTAACGGAGGTGGTCTAGGAGCGAAGACAGGATTATACAAGATAGGACGAAATATTGGACGGCGTTTAAAAGATGGAGTCCGGGCAGATGATGATAAAACTATTCCAATCCAACGCCGTATTGAAACCCGTGAAGATGATAAATCAGGTACTCTAACATCAGTCACCAAAGACAATGTTGTTGTGAATACAGAAACTGCCAAGATCCGCAAACTCACGCCTATCGAATGCGAACGTCTTCAATCGCTTCCGGATAACTATACACAAGGAATCGCAAATACCAATCGTTATAAGGCACTTGGGAATGCTTTCAATGTAGAAGTCATTCGGTTTATTCTTTCATTCATTCCGTCTGTCGCTTCGCAGGAGACAGAGGCGCAGTCAAATCCCTGCGAGGAATTATAATCGTTTGATCTCCATCCTTCTCTTCTAAATTGACCTGCAAATCAAACATTGGCCTAGCGCAACACGCCGACTTACAATGCGAATGCGCACATAATTTATAGAGCATGTACCCTACCATTGCAACTAAAGATATAATTCCACTTGTAGCACCAACAGACGCATACGTATCCATTACTCTTTACATAGATTCTTCTTCCTTTGCTTCGTAATCACTCGGCTTATCCAATGTCCTAGATGACACCGATTCATTATCAGACTCCGGATCTACCGGACACTTACAGCACGGGCAACTCTTAATTGTCCCATTCAGCTCCATGATATATCCGCAGTATTTCAACTTGGGATACTTCTCGTGTATCAGTTCCTTCAGCTTACACAGCTCGTCATAATGCCGATGCTTATCATCATCTCGTTTAATCTTAAACACTTTCTCGTACATCGAACAATCCATATGATCGAACACCCATAGCTCTGTGACCTTATGTAACTTGATTGCCAAATTCATATGATCATAAAACATCTTCTTCCACGCATCCTGCTCTGCCCCTAATGAAGCACCTGCCAGGACAATCAAATCGTACTCTTTAATCCCACGATCATCCTGCAAATAATCCGACAGCTTCTCAACAAAACGTGGATCAATACAAGATAAAACTACAATATGCTTCATTATACTTCGCAAACAAATTAAGCGTCGCATTCAACAGCCAAAGAGCAAGTCATATAGCAATTGGTTGGAATATTCAACTCATACCCATCATCATCGACTAGCTTGATTGTTACGGATGCAATTGATGGCAGAATGGCAGGAAACTCAATGCGGTAAGGATTATTGAATGAAATCATCCTACCAGGATCAACAGCTACCGGAACAGTGAAGACCGTATTGAAATCACGACCTGCCGAGTGCGTTGAACCAGTCAAGTTCGTCTGAACATTAATAGAGTTCGTGCGAAAGATTACATTGGGAAATCCTGAAGCAACCTGCGACAGAGCGTCTGTATAAACAGGATCGGCAAATCCCATCTTGAAATTGCACTCATACTGAACCTCGCCATTGTAATTGATTGGTCGCCAAGTATTTCCACCGGGAGCAGTTCCAGTCAGCGTCAAAGGTGATGGTCCGGTAGTAGGATCTACCGTCTGTGAAATGACAATTGGCGTACCATTCGCAGCAAGTAGTGCCGTCATGTAAGTACAGAATCCAGCAATGGTTGAGAAGAACAGATTAGTATCAATATTCACCGTCGCAGCCACCCCGTTGTAAAAGTAGTAAAAAGTGTTATCACGAGTCGTAAAAGGACGCATAAAGTTCGGCATCACAAACGACAGGAAATGAATGGCACGAGCATTCACAATCGGATACTGCAACGACTGCGTGAAGTTCGTCTGCGTACCAGAACCAATCTGCCAAGAATTCAGCAGAAGCATCTTATTCACCGTCCGACCAGTATATGTGGTATCCATTTATACCTCTCTTGCGATTTTAAAATCATCTTGATTACTTCTTTTTTGGTGGTGTGCCTTTTGCAATAGGTTGAGCCATTCCGCCACCAGCACCTGCAACAACTTCATTGAGTCGGGCAATAATCTGTGCCTGTGTTCCGGAAGCAGATACTCCCATCTCCCTAGCACGAGCACGAAGGCTTCCAATATCGTAACTCATTGTTGGATCAAATGCTCCCTGACGACCTTCTCCAACTCGCTGTGGCTCTGCACCCGCTTCAATACGTCCTACACGACTTAATACAGGAGCGCCACGACGAGCAGGGACTTCTTCGGCCATTTGAGTGAAACGAGCCATAGGGCGTAGTTGAGCGGCAGGAGGCAGACCATTTCCATCAGGAACTTGGCGAACCCCCTGTGCCGCCTGAACGATGCGTTGAGCCTCGAACTGGGCGGTTGTCGTATGTGGTGGCATAAACTCCGGATCATGAACCTGCTGACGGAGTGCTGCCTTTACTGCACCAACTCCGGTTGTCGCAAAGTGAGCGTGAGGAGCAACACGTCCTGTAAATGTAGCAAGTGACTGGGGCAGACCTACCTGTACGCCTCGCTCGGCAGCCATCTGATGTACCACTTCCTTCATCTGCTGGTGGTACGCACGAGTCGAACCACCCTTGTTAATCACCGCCTTCGCAATCATCTGATCCCGGATCACTTTGGTCGCCTCTTCGTGCGTCAATCCCTGCGACATAAGGTCATCGTAATTCTGCATTTCACGAAACGCAGCACGGCGAAGAATCTGTTCTCCAATCAGAACGGCATCCTGTTGCTGAATTGTATAGACCTTTCCGGGTGATGCCTTGTTGCGTTGAAGATCTAGATCAGCACGAACTAGCAAATCATACTTGGCTTTCATTCCTGTGGGTACAGCACCAAACGCAGGGGCAGTGCGAGTATTCCACTGGCGAATACCTTTTGACGTAAAATATGCATTTGGGTTGCAGGGTGCATTAATATCATACACTCCACCGGGCTGGGGAACAACCGGCTGATGTCCGAGAATTGTGACATCACGATTGAGAGTATAGGAACGAGGCTCGGTTGCAGAACGAGCAGCCGATGGCAAAGTGTATCCACGAACTGGCATAGTCATCATTTACCCTTATATCACTAATTTCTTCCAAGCGCTTTTCGTAATTGATCAATACGAACAGATTGCTCGTTCATACGAACCTGATGAGGAGTCATACTAACTTGATGTACAGCAATATTGACTGGCGGAGGAGGCTCTTCCTTTTCCTTCTTTGCCTTTGGTTTTGGCGTTGCCTTTGGCTTTGGCTTGGGTTCAGCCGGAGCAGGAGCCGGAGCAGGAGCTGGAGCAGGAGCTGGAGCTTTCAATGTACGGATTTCATTCGCCATAATCTCCATCATTTTCAACATTGCAGCATTCTGATCCACAGCAGGAGCAGGAGTAGGAGCATCCATCAATGGAATATCGATACCTTCTTCGGCTGCCCGGCTCTTGGCCTTGTTCATGGAAGTTGTGGCACGTTCGGTCAATGTCTTGGCTTTGTTAATTTCCTTATGCACTTCCATTACATTCTTGATCACCTTTTGTTTCCGTACCTTCGTCTCCCTTGCTCGGGCTAGACCTTCCTTCCGCCCCTTCAAGTTTGCCGTCCGCTTCACAATGGGTATATCCTCTGTCACGAACTCCGTCTCGTCCTCCGTATCGCTCTGGCTCTGGCTGTGGCTCATTTATATCTTCCTCAACAATTGTTTCGTCAAGGAATTTTGCGTAGTCCTCCACATAGAACAAGACATTCTCAATTGTATGACGAACACCACTGCCATTTTTACACGCCATAGCGATCGTAACCATCGTATTCCTGAACCGACAGCTCAAATCATTTAGCTTCTGCTCCCGTAGTGCCTTCCACTCCTGTTCCTTCATTCTTGGGTTTAGTATCTACCGATATAATTTTCTCCAGAACCTCAACGATCACCGGCTCTTTGAACTGCTTTATCGTATGGTCGTCCGGGTACTTATACCGACGAAACAGCTCGAGCGCAGGGCACTTCAATGAATTCGGTAGGGGAATGCGATCCATTTCTTTTTATTACTCTACTAACAATAAAAACAATGCGAGTTGCCCCAAAAGAAGGACGACGACTACGCTTCATCCGCCTCGAGACGGCGCAAGTCCCCTACAAAAAGTGGAAGGCATTTTTTCAGGATCAGGAGGGCAAAGAGTACGTCCGCTACTTTGGCGGCAAGATGGCTGATGGTACGGCATATGCAGATTACACGACGACCGGAACAGATCAGCAACGTACTAATTATCTTTCACGACACAAGCACGACCTTGACACACCGCTCCGGGATGCTAAAGTTCATAATGACGAGCTTTTTCTGATTGCACCCGGTATATTGTCCTACTATATCCTATGGGGCGAACACCGAGATATCAAGCAGAACATCCGTGAGTATAAGAAGACTTTCTTGAATGGTAATTTCTTGGCTAGTGACAATAATGACCGACAGGGATCAGTACAAGGTGAAGAAGGTAAAGACTGAACTGGAAGACGATGACCTTCCAGAACTAGACAAGTTCCTTATGAAATTTTATAGCATCAGTGCGTTTATTGCCCCTACGAACTCGGGCAAAACGAACCTGATTGTGAATCTTTTGAACCGCCGTCCCTTTTACCGGAAGAAGTTTGATAAGATTATCCTGATCTCTTCCACGTATATGATCGACCCGATGTGGAAGAAAGCAAAGGGTATTGATGAGGCCTATGAGGAATATGATGATCGTATCGTACAAAAGATTATTGATGAGCAAAAAGCATCTCTGCAAAAAGAAGGTCGTAATGACACCGAGAACGTTCTCCTGATTCTAGATGATGTGATCGATCAGATTCCCAAAGAGAAGTCCGCCCTCAATTCTCTTTCGATGCGTTTAAGACACTACAAGGTAACTTGCTGGATCACGACACAGAAATTCAATAAACTTCCGGTCGCTTTCCGTAATCAGGTACAGTACTGGATTCTATTCAAAACAGCGATCAAGAACGAACTGGAGCGAGAATCTATTGCCCGTGAGGTTGGCTCATTCACATCCGAAGAAACTTTTATGAAGCTCTGGAATGCCGTAGGTGAGAATAACTGGAACTTCATGGTCGTCCATATCCGTTCTCCTGAATCCAAAATGTTCCGCCGAGAGTTCCAGAAGTATATGAAAATAGCAGATTACGACAGCGAATCAAGTAGCGATTCTTCTAGCCATAAAGGATAAAGATGGGCTGGTTTGACGATTTCCTAGACCTTGCCAAAACTGCCGGATCAGCCTATTATGCGATCGCTACGAGACCTGAAGTGCGAAAGAAGATTGCAGGAAAGGCGTTGGATTCTTTCAATGCTCCCGGTACGATTGGCGAGAAGCTTGTCAGCGGTATCGATGCAATTACGTTTAGGGCAGGGTATAACCCAAACGAAATTCCTCAAGTAAGCAAAGATGTGATTCGTACTGCCGGAGATGTCATTGGATTCGCAGAATCTCAATTACCGGGCGTTGGGGCAATTCATTCAGGACTTGCTACAGCTACAGAATTGGCCGCAGGTCGAGATCCGGCTCATCTAGGAGAATTTGCAGCAGAAACGGCTGTAGCCTTTGCGCCTCCCGGTGTTGCTGAAGCATATGAAGCGTACAAGGCGTTGTCCGGTCTTCCAGTAGCCGATGCAGCAATCAAGAGGGAAATCATTGCACCTCCCAAGCCCAGTTCTATTCCTACCCAGACTCCTGTCCCAACCATTCCAGAGATGCCGAAGTTCAATCCCAAGCCCGTCCTGCTAAAGTTCCTGAACCTCGAATCCCTGTCGAAGTTCCTGAACTAAAACGGGATACAAAGTCTGAACCTCATCAGTATTCTCGTATTCAACGTCTTGACAATCTAGCTAGGTCGCAGCAACAGGATATTCAACCATTCCTGCCTCGTCCTATTGGATTGTCCCAGTATGCCAAATTGAAGAAAGTCAAGCGCCGTGTTAAAAAGACAAAGTAAAGTAAGCATCAAATATTCGTCAGCAATTTCTTCTAGCCATAGGAGTATAAAACAAGATGGCTACGACGAACCCTTTCCTAACCCCTCTGGTTGAACAGGTCGTCCCTTCCGCTGTGTCCCTCAAGGACAAGCTTTCCCACGCCGGTGTCGGTCAGAGCCGTTACGAGGGTCTCTACACCCCCATCACGGGCGGTGGTGGCTACTCCGCCGGTGGTTCAGGCACGAAGCTGATGACGTTCAAGCTGACGGGTGCTGACTACACCGATCTCTCCACGCTGATGCTCTCCATGCAGGTTGTCCCGGATGTTGGTTCGGCGAACTACTGTATGTCCGAGTCGGCGCTGTCCCTCTTCCAGCAGCTCACGGTACGCATTGGCGGGGTACAACTTTTTACCATTACGGACTTCCCTGCCGTATATAATGTGCTCGTCAGCCAGGCGATGCCGAAAGCCATCTACGATAACGATGGTCCGGTACAGGGTCTCTGGCGCTCCAATGACAATCTCCTAGCATCTGCGGCAGTTGGCGGTGCGGTCAGCGGTTACCAGTACCTTTTGACTGGTGGCTCGGTTGCTGGTGCGCTAGGTGCGTATGATGACACGAAGCATCTTGGCGCTCGTGTGGCGGCGAACGCATGGCTACAGACGACCGGTCAGTTTTTCAACATCCCGCTAGGTTGGCTGTTCTCTGGTCTCTCCACCTACTTCCCCCTACGTAACGTATCCAACATTGAGCTAGAGTTCCTGCTCCAGTCCAGCGTGAATGCATGTATCGTCCCGACTGAGCCCGTAGCGTATGGCTCGGCTGCCCCTGCGTCTCCTCCTACCCAGCTAACGGTGAATGAGGCTGAACTCCGTGTGGATCATGTACGTTGCTCCCCTGACCTGTATGCCCTGATGGACAGCGAGATCCGTGAGGGTTCAGGTGTAACGATGGCGGTGGATCTCTACACGCACATTCCCTTCTCCCAGTCTGCCGGTTCAAATTCCGTGACTTCCGAGAAGGCGCTCCAGACGGCGCAGAGCATTCGCTTCCTTAAGAGCATTTCGGTCATTACTCGCCCAACGGCTTTCCTCAATGACCCCACTTGCTCGAAGTCCAACTTCGGCAATCACCAGTTCGGTCAGTTCCGCTGCCTCGTCAATGGTATGTCGTACCCGCAGGTTCCTATCAGCAAGGCTTGGGATGCCTACAACGAGGCCAAGAAGACGCAGAACAAGCTGGGACACCTCACGGGCGACAGCGTCACGAGCTACATCAACTGGCTCGGCCCGATTGGTGTTCAGTCGGTTGCTCCCATCGCCGGATCTCGTGATGGCTCGTGGTGGGGTTCAGCGCCATGCGACGACTCCCGGTTCATTCCTTCAGTCAATTTTGAGACTTTCCTCACGAGCCGTGATAGCGATCTAGATGGTGTCAATCTTGCCGAGTCGGCTGGTTCGCTCGTTGAGGTACGCCTCACGAATGCTCCCTGCACGGCGGTCTGGACTTCAGGAACGGCGGTCACGCCTACGGCTGCGAATGGAACTTTTGGTGTCATCCTGCACCACACGGGCATCCTTGCTATTCGTGGTGGCGCTGTGGAGTTCCTCAAGTAAAGACGTTGGAGGATAAATTTCTAAAAAACCTAAATACAATCGAGGCACAATATTGTGTCCGCACTGTATAATAGATTAGATGAGCGGAAATCTTTATCCTGTACCTCCTCCTGTAGCAGGATTCCCAGCTGCCGTGAATTATGGCGATTATCTGTATTACGATGGTGTAGCTTGGGTGGCAGGTGATAATAAAATCTCATTGGGCGGATATGCAGGACAAAGCAGTCAGGGAAATAATGCTACGGCTCTAGG